GGGCATGCACACACAGATCGAGTGCGTTTGCATGCAATGGCTAGCCAAGCACGCTTTGCTGTTGCCCTAGTGCATAGAGCATGGGTGCCTGGTGCATCAATGAGTGCATAAAACTGATCGACAACGTGCCAATGGGCATGGTTTGTTGATCACAACAACATCGTTGTTGGTGGGGTCCAAAGTGGAGGGCCTCGCGACCACTCGGGAACCCCAGCGGACGTTCTCGTACAGCCGCAAGTTGTGTTTGGGCCTCTTGGCACCCGTTTGAGGCCCGCGAGCGCCGGTTTATGCAGTCGCCGGCATGCAGTCACCTGAGGTCTATGCAGTCATGCGGACGCCCGGCACGAAGCCCAAGCCCACCGAGCTCAAGCTCCTCGAGGGCAACCCCGGCAAGCGCAGGCTGTCCGACGCGGTCCAGGCCGACATCCCGGCCGAGGTCCCCGCGGCGCCGGACGACCTCGAGGCGCGCGGCGCCGCCGCCTGGGCGATCTACTGGGAGAGCGGCCGGCCCTGGCTCGCGGTCACCGACCAGCCCCTGGTCGAGCGCCTGTGCCGGCTCATCGACACCGCCGCCCGGATCGGGGCGGTCCTGCGGCGCGAGGGCGAGACCAAGACGACGCGCCAACGGCGCTCGACCCCGTCGCCCCTCCTGGCGGCCCTCCTCCAGGTCAACAAGCAGATCGGCGACCTCGAGTCCGTCTGCGGCTTCACCCCGACCGACCGCGCCCGCATGAAGGCCGCCCCCGACGCGCCCGGCGAGCTCGCCCGCTGGATGGCCGGCGTCCCGACCATCCGGTGACCGTCCACGCCCCGGTCGGCGCCCGCCGCCACGCCCTGGCGGGCCGGGTCGTCGAGCGCGCCCCGCGCCTGCCCTCCGACCCCGTCACCCGGTACGCGGCCGACGTCGTCCGGGGCCGCGTGGTCGCCGGCCGGCTGGCGCGCCTCGCCTGCCAGCGGCACCTCGACGACCTCAGGCTCGGGCCGGCGCGCGGGCTGTTCTGGGACGTCCCCCAGGTCGAGCGCGACCTCGCGTTCTTCGGGATGCTCCACCACTACAAGGGCCGCGACGACCGGATCGTCCTCGACCCCTGGCAGCAGTTCGTCATCGGCTCGGCGTTCGGCTGGAAGCGGGGCCGCGACGGCCCGCGCCGGTTCCGGTACGTCTACCTCGAGGTCGCGAGCAAGAACGGCAAGAGCACGATCGCCGGCGGCGCCGGCCTCCGGCTCGCGTTCTTCGACGGCGAGCCCGGCGCCGAGGTGTACGCCGCCGCGACCAAGAAGGACCAGGCGCGGATCCCGTGGGCCGCCGCGGTCGCGATGGTCCGCAAGAGCCCCGAGATGCGCGGCGTCATCGCGGTCCTCGTCGACCGCCTGCTCCACGCGCCGTCCGCGTCGTTCTTCGCGCCCCTGGGCCGCGACAGCGACAGCGACCAGGGCATCAACCCCAACGGCGCGATCATCGACGAGCTGCACGTCCACCCGACGCGCGACCTCCTCGACAACATCGAGAAGGCGGCCAGCGTCCGCCGGCAGCCGCAGATCTGGAAGACGACCACCTCGGGCGTCCGGCGCGAGTCGATCTGGTGGGACGAGCGCAGCGACGCGGTCGCCATCCTGGAGGGCCGCGTGGTGGACGACGCGACGTTCGCGGTCATCTACACCCTCGACGAGGGCGACGACCCGTTCGACGAGGCGGCCTGGGGCAAGGCGAACCCAGGGCTCGGCAGCTCGGTCCAGGTCGAGTTCCTGCGCGAGCGGGCCGCGAAGGCCAAGCGCTCGCCGGGCGCGATGGGCGCCTACATGCGCTACCACATGAACGTCCCGACGGCCGCGTCCGAGAAGGCGATCGACCTCGACGAGTGGGACGCCAACGCGGACCCGCCGCAGCTCGAGGACGGCTGCGAGCTCTGGGGCGGCCTCGACCTCGCGTCGATCCAGGACCTGACGGCGTTCATCGGGATCCGCCGGGCGCCCGACGGCATGTACGACGTCGTCTGCCGGTTCTGGTGCCCCGAGGACGGCATCGACGAGCGCAGCCAGCGGGACGGCGTCCCCTACCGCGCCTGGGTCGACGCGGGCCTCCTGACGGCCACCCCCGGCCGCGTCACCGACCACGCCTTCATCCGCGCCGAGCTCGGGAAGCTGGGGGCGACCTACCAGATCGTGGACGTGGGCTACGACTCCTGGAACATGGGCGGGCTCGAGTCGGAGCTCACCCAGGACGGGATGACCATCCTCAAGATCAGCCAGACCTGGTCGGGCCTCGCGCCCGGCTGGCACGAGCTGGAGCGCCTCGTCCTCGAGCACCGGCTGCGCCACGGCGGGCACCCCGTCCTGCGCTGGATGGCCGGCAACGTCGAGACCGAGACCAACCCCGAGGGCTACCAGAGGCCCAGCAAGGGCAAGAGCACCGAGCGCATCGACGGGATGGTCGCGCTCGACATGGCCCTGACCCGCCTGATGACCGCCCTCGTCGCCGAGCCGTCGGTCTACGAGGCCCAGAACCGCGGCCTCCTGGAGTTCTGATGCTCAACGAGATCGACACCAACCTGCCGCCCGAGCGGGCCGAGCGGGCGCCCCGAGCCGTCGGCGCGCCCGAGCTCGCCTTCGCGCTCGGCGGGATCCTCGCCACCCTCGGCGTCGCCCTGGTCAGCGTCCCCGTCGCGCTCGTCGCGCTGGGCGCGCTCCTGATGCTCGCCTCCTGGAGGTCTGCCTGACATGGGGCTGCTCACCGCGCTCAAGGACTTCACCGTCAGCCGGCTGCCCGAGGGCGTCGGCGGGCCCGGCGGGAGCTTCACCAGCCCGATGGGCCCCGAGGGGCGGACCTCGTCCGGCGAGATCGTCACCTGGGACACCGCGATGGCCGTGGGCGTCGTCTTCCGCTGCGTGGCGCTCCTGGGCGGCACGATCGCGAACATGCCCCTCGTCACCTACGAGACCACGGGCAAGGTCACCGAGCGCGCGAAGGGGCGGCCCGAGTACGACCTCCTGCACTACTGGCCGACCGACGACATGACCGCCTTCACCTGGAAGGAGACGGGCATGGGCCACGCCCTCCTCCGGGGCAACTGGTACAGCGAGATCATCCGCGACCGCCACCTCCGGCTCCTCGGCATCAAGCTCCTGCCGCCGCACCGCGTCACCCCCCGGTTCGACGAGGCCGGCAAGCGGGTCTACGACTACCGCCAGCCCGACGGCACCCTGGTCACCCTCACGGCCAAGGAGGTGCTCCACATCCCAGGGCTCGGCTACGACGGCACGATGGGCTACAGCGTGCTGCGCCTCATGCGCGAGGACGTCGGGCTCTACCAGGCGGCCCACTCGTTCGGGACCTCGTTCTTCCGCAACAGCGCGCGGCCGGCGATGGTGCTCGAGCACCCCAAGGCCCTGCCCGAGGCGGTCCAGCTCCGCCTGGCTGCCCAGATGGACCGGCTCCGGGGCTCGGGCAACGCGGGCAAGACGGTCGTCCTCGAGGACGACATGAAGTTCCAGACCGTCGGGATCGCGCCCGAGGACGCCCAGTACATGGACACCCGCCGGTTCCAGGTGGGCGAGCTGTCGCGCTGGTTCGGCGTCCCGCCGCACATGGTCGGCGACGTCTCCGGGTCGACCTCCTGGGGCGCCGGCATCGCCGAGCAGAAGCAGGGGTTCCTCACGTTCAGCATCGACCCCTGGCTGGGCCGGATCGAGCAGCAGATCAAGCTCGCGCTGTTCAGGGGGCTGCCCGACGTCCACGCCGAGTTCGTCCGCGAGTCCCTCATCCGGGGCGACACGATCACCCAGTTCCAGGCCTACCGGCTGGCCGCCGGCGACAAGCCCTGGATGTCGCGCAACGAGGTGCGCGGGATGCAGAGCATGAACCCGCTCAAGGGCCTCGACGAGATCGACCCGCCGCCGCCCGCGCCCGACCCGGCGGCTCCTGGGCCCATCTCCCAGGGCGGCGCCCCGATCGAGGCCCCGCCCGCCGGCGCGCCGGACGCGAAGCTCCCCAAGGCCGAGCCGCGGGTGCCGCCGAAGGCGCCGAGGAAGGGCCTCGAGGACGAGGAGCTCAAGTACAACGCGAACCAGCCGCGCGGCACCGGCGACCACGGCGGCGAGTGGGTCGACGCCGGCGGCGGCGGCCTCGGCTACAGCGAGCTCGCCGACGACGCG